CCGCAACTTCATTGCCGTTGACCCAAATCGAAAGTTGCTTGCGAGCCGCGTGATATCGAAAACCTGCTTTGATGTAGGTGTCCGCCGCCAGAGTCAACACGTTTGCCCTAGCAGCTGCAGTGCCGCCAGAACGCTGATAACTAAGGCTCATTGCGTTTCCTTGCGTCCCGAGACGAGTGAAACCAAGAAAGTTGTTTGAAGCCAACGCGCCCGCATCGGTGAAGACACCGCTGTCTGCACAAGCTCCCGTACCAGCCAGTCCGATAAAGATGTCACTACTGGATCCAACGACAGAAGACACCTTGAATCGGCACTCAAACGCCAAATCTTGCATCCTAGACGGGATGACATGGAACGGCATCATCGTGCCACTGCCAGCCTGAAGGATGGCAATATCATTGGCAGTCGTGTCAGCTTGCATAACAATTACGCCTGGACCGTTTTCACTGACACTTGGCGTAGTTGTTGGCACAGCAGCCGCAGTCGGTACTACCGTTGCGTCGTTGTACGCAAGATAGGAATTTCCGTTGGACTGAAAGTAGGTTGTGGCGGTAGCCAAAGGGGAAGCGATACCAAAATTGGTGAAGTCGTCAAAAACACCACGCACTTCATTTCCGCTGGGGAGGTCTGGAAATACACCGCCGACTGGAGGCGCGAATCCTCTCCAAAGTTTTGGAGAAAGAAGTCGTGTATCGAGTTCTTCAAATAGAGTCTGCATTGCGAACGCCTTTCAAAAGCCAAAGGTCTACCCGAAGTAAAGCCGGGTCTTGAAAAAAATTGGCGGGCGAATTTAACGTCTGCCCGCCAGAGACGTTCACCAAGTCGCTGCTAACACGATGTCAGCAATGACATTAAGCCGTTTCGGTTACAGCGACAGTGCTGTAGCCACGGAAGTTTCCGCGACGGTTAAAGCAAACCATCTGAACCGAGTCGTCCATGCAGCGAACGCGAACGTTGCTCATCTCTGGATGCTGGAACGCCTTTCGCTTACGCATCTGCCGACCAGCAGCGTAATAAGCTTTGAAAGTTGCCCAGTTGACACCAAGGATGACGCCGTCTGTCCGAGCGTTTACGCTATTAGAGTTTGTCCAAGCTGGAACCCAGGTCATTGGGACGCCGCGAATGAACACAGTTCCGCTCCGAGCCGCCATGTCGTCGCCGATGTTGTCGTTGCCCAGCTGCAACAAGCGACGGTTAGCTGCCAGCACGCTGTGCGTTGTCAGCAACTCCCAGTCGCTTCGCTTTTGGTCAACGATGTCAGGTCGCTGAACAGGTGGAGTGAACTGACAAAGGTCCATCGAATTGATAACCTTTTCGACAAAGTCGCTTCGACTGACAGTCGTGTAGGGGAATGTTCGGTTGCGCCATTGGGGATATGTGGCACACGAAATGCCACCAACACCGTTAGCGGACCAACCCACTGGCTCGAATCCGTTGAAACCTTCAGGAGCATTGTTTTCGGTAACGCTGTCGTTGGTGGCGGTGATCCACCAAAGCAGTGAGGCAACGCTGAAAGGAGACTGGGTAGGACCAGTAGGACCAGGACCGAAGACCAAGTCTTCCATGCCGGTGTAAAACGATGTCATGAGGTCACGTTCCATGTCCTCGATGTAATCGTAAATCTGACGGCCACCAGTTCGGAAGATTTCTTCGTCGATGTCGTAGTGGTAGTTGTTCGTGGTCAACGCCCACTTTAACTCGCCTTGGTCGAGCGTATTGACCCGAGTCGAAGAGTCGCGGTGATACAAACCAACCGTTTGAAAATTGTCGTTGGTATTGACTTTCACCTTCCATCGGCATTCCGATGTACTCATCGTGTCTTTCTTCAGGTTCCCTGAGAAGAGTCGCGATGCGTACTTGTATTCTTGCAAAGGCAAGGACAAGTCCTGAGCTGCAAGCTGTTCTTCTCCAGCAAACTTCTGATGAATGCTGTTGACAAAGTCATCAATCTGATCAATCGATAGTGCCATTTGGCCAGTTCCTTATGTATTAAGACCGTTCGAGTTCCTTGTAAAGTCGGTCTGCCTCTTCGCGAGGATCTTCGCGAGGCGGCTGCGGTTTTGTTGGGCTTCCACCCAGCCGCATCTGACTTTGCCTTGAAATTCTCTGGGTTTGTTGTTTGAGACGTTTCTTACCAATCTCATCAGCGAAAACAATGTTGGCTACTCGACTGACTAACTGGTCCGTGAGTTCTGCTGGACGACCCAATCGCTCAAGACCAATCATCTGAGCCTTAACAGCCACATGAAGGTCTTTCCTGCGTTCCAGTTCCTGCTCAGATTCTTTCCCGGTTTTGCCGAACAATTCGGCGTAACCAAGAGAATCCACATAGCTGTCGAACCGCTCTTCCTCAGACTTGGCATTCACATAAGCAAATTGCGACTCCAGACGCTCCAATCGAGATTCGTAATGGTCTCGCAATCGCGAAAACTCATCAACAATCTCGTCGTCATAGAGATCCTTGCTTAATGAGACCTCGTACCGATCGCTCGACTTGCTAACAGCAGAATCTTGATCGTCCTCTTCATCAGTTTCTTGTTTCTTGGAGAATTGACCCTTCTCATTGCGAGTAGGTTCTTTTTCGCTTTCAGCCATAGCCTTGCGACCAGCTTCAAGCGCCTTCTTGTCAAGAAAACGCAAAACCTTTTCCAACTCATCGCGATTGGTAAACTCCGACAGCTCGGAATCATCTATACCGTACGCGGCCATCTCGGCTTTAACTTTGTCATCAACCCATTCAGGAAGACTTACAGTTTCGCCGGTATCATCGCTGTCGGATTCAACCTCAGCGGCTTTTTCGCCGGATTTCTTCTCGGCTTTTGGTTCTTTTGTTGTTCCTGTTTTGCTTGCAACATCAACGTCTGGCTTTTCTTCACCGCGACGTTCTGCAGCAACCTCTTCAACAACAGCATCAGCATAAGCTTTTAAGCCTTCACTGTCCAGTTTTTCCATTTCGACTGTTTCGTTAGGCATCTCCGTATCCTCCGTCTAAATCGTGAAGACCACGCATTTTCAAGAATTCATTGCGTGCGCGGCGACTTGTAAAACGAATTTGGCCACTGTCTAAAACAGCAGCGCCTTGAATTGAATGTTGTTTAATAAGATTGCGTGTCTCTTTCACTTGAGACCGCATTACTCCACAACCCTCAGAAATGAGAGGATCGTGTTCGCTATAAGCATTAGAAACCATTGCTGGACGAACGAGCCAATCTGACTTCCTTGGAACTAGCTGATCTAGCTCTTCGTGAGAAACAGTTCTTCCGTTGTATTTGTAATTTATTGCACCCATCATCCCGCACCCTGCAACATGGAATCTCTTTGCTGCGAATTGATTTGCGGCCTATCGCCCATCAAGGTTTGGATAAGAGCGTTGTTTCTTGCTTGCTCTGTTCCACCTGCGCTCACGTTGCGACGTATCGTCTCTCTCGTTGTTACTGGAGATTGCCTGACCGTGTTTTGGTCGCCGCCGAGCATGGCAGCAGGTGCCGCGAAGGTGATAAATCGTTTGAACTCTGGCCTGTTTTTCAATCTGGCAATTTCGTCAACGATGGCTTCGGCATCGATCGATGCTCCCGACGCCTGGAACATTGGCCACAGCGGCGCGATTTGTTGCAAGACTTGGAACAATTCTTGAAGCTTTTGTTCTGGAGTTTTGAAGACCATTGAATATGGTTCAACTCGGAAGTCATAGTCTTCAAACTCTCCCTCCCGATAATCTGGCGTCCAGTCTGAATTAACGCTGATACCACTGTTTTCAACAGGCATCGAAGTCTTAAGTTCAAGAGTCGAGTCCTCCCACATCAATCTCCCTAAGTCCAAAACAACATCCGAAGCAAACGAGACAACTGCCATTCGCATGTCTGCAACGTTTTTGGAAACGTTTCCGTGAATCAACTCTTCTTGGCCAAGAGTTGACGCTTGCTGGCCGAGACCACCCATTGCTTGCAAATTTCCGGCAAATCGGTCGTATTCCGTTTGCAAGAATGTCGCAAGAGCCATGTCTCGTTGGTCGATCCCTCCTACCTGGAATTGCTTAATCTGCTCTGGACTTCGACCTCTGTACCATCCGTTCCGTTCGGATGTCCTTAGCCTTTCCGCGTCATCCTCCATGCCTGGAGGGTACACATTCACCACGCGATGAGCATCGGAATCATCCTCCATGCGACGATGAAGCCTATTTTGAAGGTCATGCATACCTTTCAAGTTAATAGCTGGCGATGTCGGAATGACATTGTCTGGAGTGTCGCCAAGAGAAAGGAACTTGTACGGACCCGCTTGAGAACCAATCCATTCTCTTTCAATGAGCGGAGGAAGATCTGCTTGATCACAAGCAAACGTTGCGATGGAGTTGTTTTCTGCAATCCAAACATCCATCATCCATATCATGTCCTTCAAATCATCGTCTTCTGCGCTTCCCCAGTCTGAAGCAATATCCCGTGCAGCGCCGACAGAATCCTGATGCTGACGATTTGTTGGCTTTAACTTGTCTTTGACTTTCTTGTCGTACCCTGGCTCGTCCATGACCTTTTCGTAGTCAGCACGATACCTGTGACCGCAGTATCGCATCTTGGTCAGTTCTTTGGCTGGCATGTCAAGAATCAGATCGTCAATAGAAACTCGATTAAACCAAGGCTGGCCTGGGTCTAACCAAACATCTTCTTCAGATTCAAGCATTCCATGGAAACGAGTGTCGGTGTCTCTCATCATCACAACACCGCACCCAAGGCAGAAAAACGCGTCCATGACAATTGCTCGAATTGTCTTATCGAGCGTCATGTCGCTTATAAGTTTATTGAGATTCACCTCAAATCTCGCAGCAAACGGCAAGGTTTCCATTCTGGAAGTGGAAACCAACACTTGCGGATTATTTGCGGCTAACGCAATGGTGTAGATGCGAGCCGTCTGGTTCATCAGGTTTACGAGCGTCTTGTTTTCCGCACCTGACTCTGCGTA